GAAGAGGATTGGGATTTGTTCAAATGTGAAGAAAGGAAAAAGGCTGACAAATGGGATGGTCATACCGCAAAAGATGTAGCCAAGAGGTTGTCAAAGTTTACCCTCAAGAACAGTAAGGAGAGAAAGTGACTAAAAACGAAGCCCTACAACTAATGATGGACTTAGTAAGAGAACTAGGAGAAGACATAAAGGACGACACAGATAAACGAGTGATTAAGTACTTAAAGGAATTTGAAAAGTTGGCAGAAGAGATGAAAGGGTAGTGGTATAATTTGGTGTGATAACTTTTAATGCGGACAAGGTTAAGATAGCGGGACCGAGGGTGGATAACAGTTTTACAGTTACATTTGAGACGGGAGAATACGAGAAAAGCAAACTAGCAGAGTTGTTTTTAATTCCTTCAGATTCTATGCTAAAAGTTACAATTGAAACAATGAAATAACTAACATTTTACTAACATGGCAAATCATAATAAACCAACCAACGGATTTGATAAAAATCCTGAAAATATAAACAAAGACGGAGCTCCAGAGAAAGATTGGACTTGGCCCGGACTTATGGAGATATATGCGAATCTAAAAAACGAAGACGGTAACGGATTACAAAAAGATGCAGTAGTCAAAGCATTATGGAAAAGGGCCAAGAGAGGAGATGTACCAGCTATCAAAGAAATAATGAATAGAATGGATGGTATGCCTAAACAAACTAGCGATGTTAATATTGGTGAATTACCCAAACCTCTATTAGATGCCCTACGTAATAACTCAAGCAATACATAAACTAGACAAACTAAAGAAGCGTGTTCATGGTATTGCTGGTGGTGCGAGTGCCGGTAAGACAATGGGGATTATTCAAATCCTAATAGACAAAGCACAGAGAGATAAGAGACCCACGCTAACCTCTATTACCAGTGAGTCAATGCCACATTTACGCAAAGGAGCCATGAGGGATTTTCTAAACATAATGGAGGAGCAGAGATACTTTGATCCTGATAGGTGGGACAAGACTAACTCAATTTACACCTATGAGACAAGAAGCAAAATAGAGTTCTTTTCCCTAGACATGCCACACAAAGTAAGAGGCCCAAGACGACAGAGATTATTTATAAACGAGGCCAACAACATTCCTTATGAAACATTTGACCAACTAGAGGTAAGAACAAGCAAGGAAATTTGGTTAGACTGGAATCCGACTTCGGAGTTTTGGTTCTACACTGATGTTAAACAACGAGACGATGTGGATTTTGAGATTCTGACCTATAAGGACAACGAGGGGTTAGATCAGAGCATTGTAGATTCAATCGAGCGCCACAAAGATAATAAGAACTGGTGGTTGGTCTATGGTCTGGGGCAGTTGGGCGATGTAGAGGGAAAGATATTTAAGGATTGGGCGGTTGTTGCTTCAATACCCCATGAAGCACGATTAGAGCGCTATGGAATGGATTTTGGCTATTCAAATGATCCTACTGCCATTGTAGCCATTTATAAATATAACGGGGGGTTTATCCTAGACGAGATTACATATCAAAAAGGACTATCAAATAAACAAATAGCCGACATTTTAAACAATCAACCCAAAGCCCTAGTTATAGCTGATAGTGCAGAGCCTAAAAGTATTGACGAGATTATGAGTTATGGAGTGAACATCCAACCTTCAGTTAAAGGTCAGGGGTCAATCCTATCAGGGATACAGTTTGTCCAAGACCAACGGATAAGTATCACCAAGCGTTCAATCAACGGTATTAAAGAATATAGAAACTATATGTGGCAGATTGATAAGGAGGGGAAGATCATCAACGAGCCTGATGTTATTTGGAATCATTTTTGCGATGCCCTAAGATATGGCATAAGTAGCTTTATGATGACCAGTGAAGACACAGAAGAACCACCAGACGACAGCGACTTGTTTGCCGGAGGTATATATTAAATACGACTTTAACGTTAATACCAAGAACATTCCCTGTCACTTAGACATTGAAAGGAACTTAAAGACCCAAGTTAATGGTTTATTTACTTTCACAATCCGAGTAAATCAGGGTTGTATAATGGACTATGTCAATTACCGAAACCCAGCTACAAGCGAATATAGTGCCGTTCTTGGCGCTGTTGAATCCGAATGTAAGATTACACGCCTTAGTAGAGCTGATAACTCAAAAGACTGAATTTGGCGAGGTTACATTTACGGTGATGATTAAGGATGGGGTGGCTGATCTTAAAACATTGAACACTGTTATCAGGAAAAGATATAAATATTGACAGTCTGCCTAAACAAGTGCTAATATAATCTATTACCCTAAGCGTAACTGATTACGTGTTGGCCGTCTATTATTGGCGGCCTTTTTTTTATGACAATAAGACAAGAAATATTAAATCGTAAACGAGCGGCAGAAGATTATTTGAGTACCAAATGGGAGACTTATGACGGATTGGAGAAGATGTTTAACGGTACTCTTGATATCAACAACACTACTAAAACCCAAGTCTTTGACCACAAACTATCAACTTTACTCTTAGAACGTGAATACCGTGTCATGGCTCAAATGCCCACAGGTAAAGTACAAGGCATAAGCAAGAATGATATCGGTGGATCGAAACTAATGAACCTAATTCTTGATAAATACATCGTCCCCAACGCTAACGCTCAGTGGGACTTTTTAACTAAGTTAAGAATGGTTGACAGATATTCAGGACTCTATGGAAACTTCTTTGCTATGGTTGACTGGACTGTTGGAACTAAAGATACCTATACCGGCCCTGATATGTGGCTTTTAAACATTCGTGATGTTTTCCCTCAAGTAGGAGCAGTCTCATTGGAAGATTCTGATTATGTATTAGTTAGGACTTGGCGACCACTATCTTACTTTGAAGGACTTAAAAAACAAAAGGGTTATAAAAATATCGACGCCATCATCACCAAACTAAAAGATAAAAGCGGTAGTAAGAGTTCAAGAGACAGCAATGAGAAATCCCAACGTGAACAGAGTGCCTACCCAGCCGGAGAACCTGCGAAAAATTCAGGGCAATTCGAAGTAATTACCCAATTCGAGAAGGACCGCTGGGTAGACTTCTGTGTTGACGCTAAATTAGAGTTTAGAGACCAAGACAATCCCCATGAGAACAATGAACTGCCTATCGTTTGTAAGTATTCAATACCTATGTTGGATGACTTTATGGGTATGGGTGACTTTGAAAGAGGCGCTCCCATGCAAAACGTGGTCAATAGTGTGTGGAATCTTTACTTAGATGCAGTCAAAATGTCTATCTATCCTCCCGCTCTTATAAATAAGGACAATATCGCTTCTATGGGTTCTCTTAAATGGGGTGCGGCTGCCAAATGGTTAGTCAAAGGGGCATCGATTGATAACGCCGTTAAGATGATGAATCTAAACCCTCAAGGTATATCAACCTTCCAAACTACCTATGGTGCGGCTACAGCTTCAATATTAAACATGTTCTCAACTACTGATACCGCTCAAACTAAAGCCCAAGAGCAATCAATGGGTCGTACTCCTCAGGCTCTAGCCATGCAAGCACAAAGAGAAAACTCCCGTGACGTATCTGATAGATTCTTTATGGAACAATTTACTAAAAAAGTAATTAAAAAGATGGTCAATCTAACCGCCAAGAAAATGACCTCAGCAGTCTCTATTCGGTTGTTTAAAGCAGAAATTGAAGAGCTAGAGGCTGATTATCCTGAAGTTAAAGAAATGTATAACGAGAAGAGTGGTAAGATAAACATTGACAAGGGTAAAGTAGCTTCAGTGACTTACGATTATGAGATTGTCTCCGGTTCGTCTTATGCGGCTGACAAGAAATCCCAAACTGATAACTTAACCTCATTACTTGACCTATACGTTAAATCCCAAACCCCAAACGGGAACACTTTAGCAATGGACTTGGAAAGAGATGGTTATAAGCTACACTTCGGAGAACTATTTAAACAAGTCGTGTCCATGTCAGGTATCCAAGAACAATCAAAAATACTAGAAGAGTTAAAACCCGAAAAAGTAGCCGAAGCTACACTCAATCAAGACGCCATGAAGTTCCAACAAATGCAACAAATGATGGAAGGTGGTGGACAAACAGGCGGGATACCTCCCACACCACAGGGAGGGCCACCTCAGGGAGCGCCACAACAAATGCCACCAGTTCAACAGGGAGGCCAAAGTGGATTCTAGTGCTTTAAAACCAACGATCTTTAATATTCAGGCCTTCGAGAAGGATGAGACCAAAGCCAGTGTCTCAGACGAAGAGAAACACTTATATTCTCTATCTAAGCAAAAAGGATGGGAGATTATCACCGCCTTTAAAAAGCGGGTAGTCGAGGAATTAGAAGAGGTTAACAAAGGACTAATGGCCTCAGGTCATAACTTTGAGGAAATTGGTAAAAACGCTGTAATTATTAATTTGGCAGAAAGTATCGTTGATCGGATTTTTAACATGGTCTCCGATGCAAAAGAGGCGTGCGAAGCCGATATAAATGGAAAATGAAGAAATCAAAGACGACATCAACGAAGCTGTTGACTTTACTAAACCAGACTTTGTCTTCACTCCGGCAGGTCGCCACTTCTACCGTCAAGAAGGTTATTACTTGGTTTGCAAGAGTTGTGAACTCCATCATGCAGTTTATATCGGCCCAGACAAAATCATGGTCGGTGAGACGAAAGAAGGGGATCCGATCTTAAAGCCTAGATAATTTATTTAATGTTGACTTTTGATGAAGTCAGCATCAAGCAAATTATTCATCAGCTTGAGTATTCTCGCATTACTTTACAGGTGCGTAAAAAATATGGATGAAAAAACAAAGGACGTAAAAGAAGAAGAGGTAGTAGAGACCTCCGAGACATCGTCAGTCGAAGAAAACCCTACCGAGGAAGTTAATGATGAGGAAGTTGAAACCGAAACAAAAACGGAAGAGACTGAACCAGAAGAGACTGAAACGGGTGATAGTTCCAAAGGTGCAAACCAGAGGATTAGGGAGCTAAACGCTAAAGCTAAAGCAGCTGAAGCAAAGGCTCAGTCATTGGCTCAAAGAGTTGAGGAACTTACTGGTTCTAATGAACCTGAGGGGCAACCCTACAAATCTTCAATCGAGCCGGGATCTGAAATTAGTCCCGAACAGTATCGCCAAGACGTTGCTCGTCAAGCAGACAGCATAGTCAGCCTGAGATTAAAACAACAGGAAGCGGTTGGTCGGATTAGATCAGAAACCAGCGATGCCGTCAGGAAATATCCTGAACTTGACCCTGAAAGTGAACACTTTAACAAAGAATTATCAGACACGGTCTACGACGCTGTAGATGCGGTTATAACCAAAAACCCATATAGCGCCCCAGTCAGTCAATTTATTGACCGATTGATGAAACCATATCATCAGGCCGTAGAAACTGAATCTGGCAAGGCGAGTGAGAATTTGGCCAAACAAGCCTCACAAACCGCTCTAAAGCCGACTCAGAATAGAACTGAAGAGAAAAATGATAGTGACCTGTCTATAGCCGAATTGGAAGCTAAATACGGGGTAACTAACACCTAAATTGGAAATTATTAGTTAAAACAACAAAAATGGCAACCGACAATACAACCAGTACACTGACGCCGGCAATGCAGACTTTCTACGAAAAAGTATTCTTAGAAAGGTCAAAGTTTGAGTTGATATTGAAAGAAGGCGGTCAAGTAAGAACCCATCCTGCCAATGAAGGCAAGACGGTCAATTTTACTTACCTTAACCCTTCTGATATTGACGCTTCCGCTTTAACCGAGTCGTGCAACCCCCCAGCTTGTATAATTACCGCCTCCACTGTCGCAATGACTTTGGCAGAATACGGTAAAACGTTCCGAAGCTCCAAGTTTGTGGCTTTAACCTCGATTGACTCAAAACAGAAAGAATTTATTTCTGTCGCCGGTCAATCTATGGGAGAAACCTTAAACCGAGTGGTTCGCGCCGAATTGAGAAACGGTACTGCCTTCCGACCTAATAGCCACACGGTGGCTACGGAAGCCGCTGGAGACGTATTAAGCGCCTCAGCGATTAGGGAGATTACTAAGACTTTGGAGATAAGTAGGGCTATGCCTTATAAAGATGGCACCTTCATGGGTAAAACAAACCCTTATTCCAAATACAGTCTATTGGGTGACTCCACTTGGATTAACGCCAAGACTTATTCCGACGTTAAAGACTTGTACACTGGCGAGATGGGTGAACTCTACCAGGTTAGATGGTTAAACAATAAGGATGAATCCGCCGTCTGTGAAACGACCTCAACCGCTGCTTCTACAGTCGCCGTTTACTACACTTATGTTCATGGTGATAATTCCTTCGGGGTCTACGACCTTGCGGGCGATGCACCTAAACTGTACATCTTACCGAATGTAGTTGACTCAGGTAGTCCCGCAGGTAGAATCTCTCTTATTTCTTGGGCTGGTTCTTATGTAACCAAACTCTTGAGATCAGATTGGGTTTTGGCATGCAGATTTACTGCCATCTAGGTTTACGCCTATTTGACGTGGTGAATTGCAGTTTGTCCTTGGGGGGAGGAAACTCCCCCTTGGGCTTACTTTATAAATTTATAAATTATGGGAACTAGAGACGTTGATCTACAAGATTTAAGAAATTCATACAAGACCGCCCGTTCTGAAAAAGAAAGAACGGCTATTGTTCATGCCGCCTCCACTGTTAGTAAAGAATCTAAAAAGGTTGAAAGCATGCGTGAATCGTTGATTAAGGCCAGAAGGTCTGGTAATAGTGCTGAAGTAAGAGATATTAATAATTGGGTTGCCTCCCATAAGGAATACCAAAATGACCGATAGTGTTTTTAGAAGTAAAATAGAACCGTCTGAACCAACACCCGAGAAAGTAATCGGTAAAAGTCAGGCGGCTGTAATTGCTTCTAACGTAGAGCCACCATACTTAGATTGGGAACATGAGAAAGGTAAACCCTATGTTGCTGAATACTTTGGTTTAGGGGAACTTTGGAATGATAAGGTGGGGGGGTTTGAAGAAGAACTTGATACGATTAAGACTTATATCAAAGACGAGATAGAACAAGGAAGGATAGACAACTCAACCGACGCTGTCAAAATCCTTTTAAAAGGCATAGAAAAACAGATGGGAGGGATTAAAACCGAAAGAACTACAATTAAGATAGCCCAAATGGCGGCTTTTACTGAATTTCTGTACAAAACTAGAGATATCCATTCAAACGCTAATAAGTATGGCAATACCAGATAGAAAAAACTTACCAAGTACACACAATACCGAACAAGGAGTTTTAAACACTTCTTTTGATGAAGAATTTGGCGTCTTAGCGGTAGAGGGACTGACTTATAACCCCGTTACCGGCAAACTAGAAAGACAAACATCAGTAGGACAAGGCAACCCCTCCCTCGTTCTCACCTATACCTCAGACCAACTTACCACGATAGCCAAAACGATAGGGACGACAACTTATACAAAGTCTCTCACATGGGTTGCGGGAAATGTTACTGCTATAAGTTCATGGAGTTAAAATGCCAAGTTTAACCATACCTTTTGTCGACTTAGACAGTAACAAAGAAAAGATAGCATTATTCCAATCAGGACAGTTAGATAATCGCTACTTACGACTAGATACAACCAACAAACCTTTAACTGGTGGTCTAAC